CTTGGTTTTTGGTTTCTCTGTGTAGCCGGATTTGTATTTTTTGTTTTTGTATTTGTTTGTCCTTTAGGCCTGCCTTGTGAAGGGGAACCTACAGGTGCTCCCTGCATAGGTTGTGCTTTAGCTTGTTGCCAAGGTGACCCAAGAATACCAAAAGTTCCATCCTCAACAAGTGGGACCTCTTCTTCCATGTTCTTAAGTTCATTAGGAAAGTCATAACCTAGTTCCTCAAGAGCCGTTCTATAACTGAGCATTCTACGATCTACTAAAGCAGCAAGCGTGTTCATATACAAAATAGGATCTTTCAGTATTCCTTCATCCCAACGAATTTTTGGAAATCTATCAAAACCCATTGTTTCGGCAATCTGTTGATATTCTCTATAGACCCAACGCTCCACTTGCTCCCTAGCGTATGACACTAACTCTCCCATACTCTTAGAGACCATTTGAGACTCTGCTGTTCCTAGCTCACCAACACCATCCAGAACCATCCTAGGCACCGATAATCCGCCAGTAATGTCCTCGTTCACCTGCTTATATTTGTCTTGTCCTAAGATGTCTCCGATCTCTGGAGACACTATTTTTTCAATTTGAAGAGTGTGATTCCATACAACATCAAAGCTCTTACTTGTTGTATTAAATAAATTAGCAATGGCTTCCAACTCCTCTTGTTTAGTAACTGGATACTCATCATTACCTATTGTAATTTTTAAAATATAATTAGAAATACCATCCAAAGTGCTAGTATCTGCTTCCTGTAGTGCTCTTTTATATTCTAGTGAATCAAATATTCTACCCGTTCTTGGTCTAGCATATCTCTCATAAGGTTGTTTTCTATAAGAGATTACTCCTATTAGTCTAGAATCTAACGGGTATTCTCCACCCTTTTCAGCCGCTCGTTTCAAATCTGAAGGTAGGGCCTTAATAAGTTCTTTTTCATCTTCTGTGAGTTCTGCTTTATTCTTTTTAAGCAGCGCGGTGAGTTCTTGTGGAAGAGTAATTTTCACAGACACCTTATCAAACAGTAAGTTGCCTTCTATGTTTACTAGTAGTGGATTTAATACTGTATATGCTACGGGTAAATGACCTTTGGACCATATATTCTTCTTGGCGGCCAGCTCTTGTCCAGTGGCTTTCTTTTTAGACGTCTTCATCTTAGTGCCGGGAACAGGAGACAAGTAAGAAACGCGTGGCTCATACTTAGCCACTACCTTGTATGTAACAACCTGACCAACCTTAAAAAAATCAAGAAATATCCATTCTAATATTTCCTGTAATTTGACATCAAACGCCCATACGTCATAAAATTGTTTAATGTTCTGATCGTCTATGTCATTTTCGAATCCTTTACATGCCAATGATGACAATAAATCAACAGTCGACCCAACCAAAGGATGTATAAAATAGTATTCAATGGCGCGTTCAAAAGCCTTTTGAGGCGTCTCTTTATATGCATTATTAATACCCCTAAACAAGTCCAAGGTACTTCTAGTTACAGCGTCTCTATTTATTACTGCTGCCCTGTCTTTAAACTGATGAGGTATAACAGTCCCTTGATTCTCAACAAAAGCCAAGCTTTTCTGAGTTGGACGCAAATAAAATGTCGATTTACCTGTGTCTTCATTAATCTCTATACTCTCTATACCTACATCGGGATATTTGTCTCTAAGTTCCGCTGTTATCTGTTGAACGTCTGTTGTGTCCATATTATAACTCCTATACTAAGACCTTTCCATCTTTACCAGATACCGTAGTCGGGTCATCAGTACTTAATTCATATTTTTGGTAGTCCTGCTTTCCAATTTTATCATCTATAGCATATGTTTTGCCATTTCTGGACCTAGTATAATCATCTGCCCAGTTTTCTATCCACCAAGGGGTGGCACTTTTCACATCACTCATAACATCCTCCTAGAAAGGAATTGAAAATTGTAATCCGTAACCAACATCTCCTGCGGTATTAAAATTCACAGTAGGGCCGACAAAAAAGTTGTCTATATATGGAACGTGGTTACCTAAATTATATTCAAACGGAGACACGGCAAAAGCGCCATAGGTGGTGCCATCATTTCCATAAACTCCGACACCTAAAATACCAAATCGCCAATCCATATCTCTGGTAGTTCGCCCGTAAGACCAAAAACTTGCATTAAGCATTGGGAACATATTCTTATCGTTTATAGCACCGCTCAACGCCAGTCTTGGATTAAATCTGAATTTCTTTTCTTTAATCTTTCTTTCCTCAAACCTAACATCTTTTATGTGTATGGGAAATTTTTGACCTCTTACTTTTTTTACATAATTATTTTCAGCGTATGCATCTACACTGTAGGCAAAAGTACCGTCTTCTTTTTCTGACTTAATTATAGTAGTATAGTATTCAATAGGATAGTTAAACACTGTATAGGGATCTTCCCCTTCAAACGCTGGGTGATACTTCACCCAACCAGTGGGCATCTGCTTCCCGTCTGCCATAGTCCTGGTAATTTCTATGTCATCATAGGACCGAGACATTTTTTCTTTGTCTATGTATTTGTCAGGTTTTTGAGTATTGAAAGAAGACTTCATTTCTGATACTACCTGACCTATACTTTTTATTTGTGAGTCTGTCTTCTTAGCATATTCCTTTGCTATTTTCAATGCCAAAGAATTAGATTCTTTGAGCTGTCGTTCCAACTGTTTAAAACGTCGATCATTTTCTTGATTGTATAGAATAACAGCGTTCTCAGCAACTCTATTTAATACTGGTTCAGTGAGTTCCATACCACCAGATTTTTTGTTTTCCATCACTGACGATATTTTATCTAGATATATATCACCCTTAAAGAACAGAAACAATATCAGTCCAATTACAGCTGCTGATTTCACTATGTCCCATAACGTAATATATACCTTCATCCCTAATTATCCGTGTTAATATGATCTGAATCAGTTAAACCATCTCTATACGCCTCTAAATTACGCCTCGCTACTCTCACTCTTGCCTCTGCTACTTTCTTCTTTACTTCGGCTTTTACTGCTTTTTTATGAGCTACTTCAACTTTTTTCTTTTCTGTCTTTTCTTCCTTCATTTCTTTCTTTAGTTCTTTTTTAGCTTCTTTATAATAAGGTCTATCCTCGTCATCTTCCATTAGTTTAGTGCGCACAATCATCCTACTGGTGGCTAGTGTTATAAAACCACCGCCAAGAAAACCCAATCCTAACGCTGCGGAAATCCAGGGATCTTTACTCTCAGGTTTGATATGAAACATGCCCCAAACTACAGGAATATATAGAAAGGCCAACCACTGGTATTTAACGGAAGCTATATTACGTAGAAGCTTCTGAATCCAAAGGTCCCAAAAAGATCTGTTGAATATAGACAAGTCATCGTAAGGCATTTAGTATCCTCCATTTCAGCCACCATAGATACTAAAAACATATATAGCTCTATAAATAAGTAGGTTAGTTAATTAAGTTATTTAATTCTCTTTTTTCCTCCTAATAATGCCGCACCTTTATTGACGCCTATTGCGGGCCGAGGTCCTCCTACCCCAGCTGTAAGTTGTCGCCAATTGGTGTTATTATCGTGAGGCCTTATCATACCGCTCTCATTATGAAGAATGGGTTCCCCGTCCTCCTCTAATGCGCGCTCGTAATCCTTAATACCATACGCTGCCAAAATTAGGGCTGAATACAAGTCTTTATTTTGTCCTTTTTTAGGTGTATCAAAATGAAGCACGCCAGTTCTTGTTTGTGTTACGATAATATTTAACATCTGCGATTTAAGTGTACTAACTCTCTCATAAGCCAATGCTTCTTTATCAACAGTTGTGGAAATGGGCGGTTCCGGAAACTTTAGTTTCTTGTCTTCTAACAGCGCCAGCGCCGTAAAGTTGGCATCTGAGATCCAAGTAGGCGTAAAATTCATTACATGTAATATACGTTTACCTTGTTTAAAACGATTCTCTGTATCCTCTACATTTATTACCGGCGGAAACCCATTATATCCTTCCTCTAACAAGTCCATAATGGCCTTACCACCACCGCCACGATCCATATATACGCCAGCTACATTAAACTTGCTTATTAGATCCTGCACTGCTACAGTAAGCTCTTGTGTAGTTTTATTTCGTAACTCATACACGTTTACAAGTTCATTTACTCTGCCAAATTTAACTACTACGACACCACAACTCGCATCACCACCCTGGTTGGGGTCAACACCTATAATATATCTATCTACCTGCTTTCCTACATCCTCGAACTTCACACCGCTATTAAACGTACAGTCATCCAACAGAGATGCTTTAAAGAATCCTTCTGAGTCAGAAATCATAACAGCCTCGTACTCCATCTGGAATTCTGCGGATGACATAACACGTCGAGCTTCATCAATGTTGTTAAGATCCAAGAAGCCCATTGGAAGATCTTGATAAGGAACCTGCCAAACAGAGTATTGACTTTCATTACCCTTTCGTTCAGCCTCTTCCATCTGGCGCCAGTAGTCCTTCATTCTACGCCACATATGATTGAACTTATAATAGCCAGAAGAAGCCATTACAATCTTGTTTACGGTGGATTCCTCAAAGTCTTCTTCAACAGCTAAACCCTGAGCAATCAAGCGATTCTGTTGCTCAATTCTGCGAACATTCTCCATAGGTTCAAGAGACGTCGCGGCCATAGGACGAACAACCATATCAAGAATCTTATCCGGAACTTGGGCCAACTCGTCCACTAGAATTAAATAGAAACGAGATCCACGAATCTTACTACCATCCACGCCTAAAGGAAGTGCTTCTATGTATGAACCATTGTTTCCAGCTACTGGTTTGAACTGTAGATAAGAACGATCTGAACTATTGGTAGGTTTTTTGAGGGCGGCCTCACGAAGAATTGGGGACTTAGCATATATCTTTTCCACTTCCGCAAAAATCATCTTTGATTGACGAAAAACAGGCCCAATAAGACCTACTCTATATCCTGGATATAACAAAGTGCTTAATG